CTTCATCGACTTCATCTGCGCCAATGACTGCGTACATTGAACCCAAGAAACCGAGCCATTCGCCAGTCTTCGGTCCCATGCGGTCCCCCAGTTCTGGAATCGTATCGCACTTTAGCCGATAAACAGGACCGTTCTGAGCCATTCCATATCCTCCAACCGGGATCTCAGTCGGCCCGTTGATCAGCAGCGGACACCGCAGAATAGTCGAATCAATTGGCTTTTTGATCTTGATGTAGCTGCGCCCGTCCTCGTTCAGTGTGGTTGTCGCCTGCATGAACGCAAAGGCCGGAACGATCTCAATCGAATCGTTGTAGACGAAGATAGGAGCCGGTGACGTTATCGAGTTTGATTCGCCGTATCCCTTACCACCTTCGGTAGTCTTAGGAGTAAGCAGACCGCTAGCCTTCAATGCTGCAATAGTTTGCAAAACATCGATTGCGGTAGCTTCGTCGAATACTGCGATCTCATCAGCCACAATCAATCCTCGAATCCATAGACAAGACAGTTACAGGCTGCTGTATTTGCTTTCAAGAACAGAGTCAAGCTTGGTTCCATTCGGAACGGTCCCGCTGTTTCGCCTGGTTTCATGCGACCGCCATAGACACCAGTTGAGAATCCCCATTGGACATAGTTTGTCGGGTCGAGGTTCTGCATAAACAACCAGCCTTCCGTTGTTAGTTCAGGGAACGCCGTACTTTCTTCTGTAGTGCCGACACTGATCGCCCCAGGGGTGGGACCACCAATCGCTACTTGGTTTACGCTGTACGTTTTGGAAGGTCTTTGAAAGTCCAGGTTGCCGTTCAGAACTCGGATGCCCGATGTGACTGTTATCTCGTTCGCCATGCTATTGGAATCCTAGAGTTGAGTATGGAAGCGGTTTGTATTTTTCTGTTTCGACCCAGACTGCGTTTGCTGGATTCGTTTCGCGGAACCCATTTGCTTTAAGCAAAACAGGCTTGGCAGTTGGCTCCCCGTTCGCATCGACAGCCCGGATGATTCTTGCCTTGTATCCAGTGCCTCCCCCCGTGACAGCGACTGAGGTCACTTGTCGATCTGATACTGTGACCGTAAACGTTGCACCGCTCCCGATAGTCACAGACATAGTTGGAGTGCTTGTGTATCCGCTTCCCTTGCTTGTGACGAAAACGCCCGTAATGACTCCAGCCGTGTCAGTGTATATCACTGCTGCCGCACCCGTTCCACCACCACCGCTGAACGACACGACGGACGACGATGCAGGCCGTTCGTAAAAGCCTTCGTGGCGCGACCTCCCCCACCATGTTCTAGCTGCTGTCGTGTTGTACGGATAACGAAACTGGACTGACGCACTGACCTCAAAGTATTGCAAATCTTTGAATCGCATCTCTTTTGCAACTAGGCTTTTCATCTTGCCAGTGCCAGCAGCAAAGTTTGCGAACACGTCCGAGTTCACCGAGTGTAAATACGCTTGCTGTAGCCAAGGACTGAAGGTTGCGAAGTTCTTTCGCATATTTAGAACGCTGTCACAAATTTCCATAGTCTGGCCAACAATCTGCTCGCCGTTTGCGGTAACTATGGGCATTCCGTTTACATCGCTATCAATTGGCTCTGTAGACATCGCCTGCCCCCAATCAAACTCGACTGGTGCGTTCAACGGGTTGTCGTTGATAGTTTCTGAACCAACTTCTCCGTCGAACTCACAAGCCACTATCGACATTATTGGTCCGACTTTGCTTACGGTTTGTTTTTTACAGACCGCAAACGTGTCTTCGTACAAAGACCCAAGCTGTGAAACACCAGTGGCGTTTTTGATTTCAAGTTCTGTCGCGTCGTAGGTGTGAACGACTTGCCAGCCTTGACTTGCTGTCATTGTGAACGTCCTGCCGTCAGTTGACGAGAACGAACTACCACGCCGTGACCATGCTTCTGCTACGCTAATGATTGTCACGACTTCACCACTTTCAGCTTAGTGCCCTTCTTGGATTCAGCCAACATCTGCTTACGAAGCTCTTGCAGTTCTTTAACTGCGTTAGCAGTGTTCTGTTCGGTCATCTTGGCTGGATCATCCCCCGCACCACGAGTCAGCAGTCGAGCCTCAAACGCTTGGTTGATTTGTTGCGTTGGTGCCTTAGCCGTTTGCTTCGCTTTGATTGCGTCGTTCTGTGCTTGCTGTGCTGCGATATTCGCCGCGTCGGCTTTTGACAAACCTTGCTTTTCAAGTGCGAATGCGTGGGCGGCTTCCTTGCCTTGGGTTAGTAGGACTTGCTCTTCTGCGAGTTTGTCCAGTTCGGTTTGCTTCAAATCTGCAATTCGTTTGGCTTCTTGCTCTTTTTGTGCTAGTGCTTGCTTTTCTGCGTCTTGCTTTTGTTTAAGCATGTCACGCTCTTTGAGGAGTGAAGCTGCTTCTGCGTTGTCTGCTGCGCCAAACGTTTTTTGTCCTGCCTCAATCTTAAATAGTTCGTCGCCTTTTGCTTTGAGTAGTGCGACTTCGTTGCGTAAGGTTTCCAGGTAGGATTCTGACTTTGCTTCGTTGGCTTTTGTTTCTTTAAGTAAGTCACGCTCTTGGGTAAGCAGTCGTACGTTCTCGGAGATGTACGTCCCCTTACCTTGAAGCAGATTGATCTCAGCGGTAAGTGCTTCCGTTGCTGATTGCTCTTTGGCAAATAGTGCGTTCTCTTCTTTTTTTTGCTTGATGCGTTCAGCGGTTTCGTCGTTGTTGCGTCGAATCTGCGTGGCTTGTGCAGCAAGATTTTCGATAAGCTTTTCGCCTTCCGCTACTTGCTTTTCGACCTCGGCTTTCCGTTCGCTGTTCAGCCCGAACATGCTTGTAAAGTCGTCATCGTCTGCGCTGGTTTGCTTGGCTTCTTTGGCTAATATCGAATCGATGCTTGATCGCTTGTCCTTGATCTGGTTTTCGATGTTGTCAAGCAGTGCCTTTGTTGCCGCAGCTTGTTCGTCTGGATCTCGAATGAGCGAGATTTCTTCTTGGTCGCGTCCGAAGTTAAAGTTCTTCAGTTCGATCATTGAAGCCAATAGCTTGTCCGACTTCTCAGTTGCTTTTACAAGTTCGCCTTGCCATCGCTCCGTTTCGAAAATCACGTTTCCGATTGCCTGCCCCACTTGAAAGCCAAGCACCCCAACAACACCAACTAAACCAGCCTTGAACGCCAATGCACCAGCACCACCAAGTTTCTGCACTTCCGCAAACTGGCTAGTCTTTTCTGTGATGCCAGCAAGCTGGCTGGCGTATGCGCCAAGTTCAGTACCGCCTAGCGAGTTCGCGATCACACCAAAGAACTCAGTCGATTTCTTAGCCTGCTCGCCGCTGGTCTTGATCGCCTTGATATTGTTCTCGACGTTCTTGGCTGCTGCTGCAACCTTAGCCGATGCCAAGTCGTCTGCGTCGATTACTATTTGGACGGATTCGCTCATTGTGCTTTCGCTTTAATTTCCGATTCGTCGCTACTCAAAATCTTGACCGCTTTTAGGAACCAAGCTGACTGGTCCAATGCTCCACCCGCTATCGGTGGGATGCCTTTTTCGAACAAGTCTGCAAGCTCAACCAAAGGCACCATTTCTCGACAGTAAGCGTTTGGGCATCCGTCGATCCGAACCATTCCAAACGTGCATTCGTTGCACCCTCCACCATCACACGCTGGACACTCGATCTCGATTGGCTCTTGATCGGTTCCCGCGTCTTTACACTCCTTGCTCGAACAGTGGCGACACAACTGGCCTTGCCGGATGTATGCCGCGACTCTTAGCTTTTTTTTTCCTCGTGAGTAACGTGTTGGTTCGAGTACACTTTCCTGAGCAAGTCTCTCGCTTCGTCGATGCCGAGAAACTCGCGAACGTCGCACCCGAACGCGAACGAACCCATGTTTTGCCACCCGACTAAATACTTTGTGAGCAGATCGCATGTTGCGGTAAAGATCTCCTCTAGCGTTGGTCTGGCAAAGGCTTCATCCAGTTCCACGCCGAGTCTTGTTTGCTCTCTCATGCAAAGCGATCTGGCGTAGAACGTTGGTCGTGATTCGATTGGCTTGTCCTTGTCGGAATCAAGCACAATCGGAAACTTCTGATCTGGTTCTAGGAATCTTGGCATTTGTTAAACTGCTGCTGTGAAGGTCATGGAGAACTCGTTGTCAACCGTTGAACCATCGCGGTTCAGTTGCCATTCGAGATCGTCTGTAACGATGTTGTTTCTGTCCGCTTCTTGGACCTTGATCAACTGAGCTTTCGGAGCTGCTGTTGTCAGGACTGCGTTTGTCGGCCCGTCGAGTCCCCATGTCAACGCGCCTTCAGTCATCGCCAAGAATTGCCCGTTTGGATCGCGGGTTGCAATCAGCTTGGCTTCTGGGTTGGCAGTCACCTTTGGGTTACGATTGGTGATGATGGCCGAGTGGAAGCCGCCAGCAGTTGCAGGGCTTTCCCGCATGGTGATCTCGTTGCCACAATCGAGCGTGAGGTTCTCCAGGAACAACGCGACAGACGCAAAGGTTGTCGTGCTGCTTGCGTACCGGAGCGGCAGTGCTGTCGGGTACGTTGGTGCCAGGATTGCTACGTCGGTTGGAGGCACCCAGACGCCTTGAAACTCAAATTCAAAGTAAGCCATTCGCCCAGTTGGGCAGACTAGTTTGAAGGTTCCAGCAGCACCGCAAATGCTTTTGAATATGCCATCGCAGAACGCACCGATTGTAAGCGTCTTGACGTTGGCGCCAGGTGCTTCGCTGCGTGGCGTGAACACTTGACCGGACTTGACGAGTCCGCAAGCCGGAAGGAATGTATCGGCCCAAGTTGGTTCGGTTACGGTCCCGTCCCACCCGCAATCGATCTTGAAGGTCGCCTTGCCTTTGTAGCCACCGACAACGCTGGACAGCATGCCGAAGCCTGCTTGCCCTTCACGCTCTTCGACTTCGATCTCTGGCTGGATCATGATGTCGTAGGCGTTGAAACTGGCGTCTGTGCCAGTCAATGCGATTGCTGTGCCGACGGTTGTTTCGATTTTTGCTGCGAGTACTCGCTTGCGCTTTAGAAGTGTCATTTTTTCTGTTTACCTCTCAAACCATCGTTGGCTTTTAATGTTAGGAATCGGATTCGTCGTTGTACTTGTTTGGGAAGTTCTGCTTGCGCGACGACAAGCATCTTTGGAATCAACTGCAACGTCTCAAACGCACTACCTGGAGACGGTCCAAATTGCTTCTTTAGTGGAAATCTCTTTTCACCAGCTCGCTCGTAGACATTGCCGCCGTACTGCTTGACGATGAAGGCATTCTTCAAAACGGAAGTGATTCGAAACTTGGGATTGATCTTGAATGACACCCCGCCTTTCTTTAGTTGCTTTGCCCCAAAGTATTTCAGCGGAATTGGATAGCCTTTGAAGAATCCGATAGTTGCTTGCGTCTTATCTTCTGTGGCTCGCGCCTTTTGTTTGATGACCTTCTTCAAGATTTTGACGGGAACCTTCAATTCTTTCTTCAGTTCTTTTGATGCCTCAAACCGAACCTTTTTAGCTGTGGCATTGACTGCTGTAGCCAGCTCGCGTCCGTACCTTCGTGATAAATCACCAAGCACTGTTTTGATGTTGTCGATTGAGCTTTGGTCGATGGTTATCTTCATGCTCGCACCTGGTACGGATCGCCTTCGCTGTGCCTATAAGTGATCTCGACCGGCAAGTTGAAACCACCAATACCGCCATCTTCGTTTACCAGTTCGACTGCCAGCAGTTTTGTATCGATTGCCAACGAGCCGAACTGATACCAGTTTGCTGGCGTCGTAATGCACTTGATGACATCCGCTTGGAACGTGTTGATCGTTGTGTCGATTGGCGTTGACTCCAATTCGCTTGGAAGCACGTGGCATCGCAAGTTGAATACCTGCCGCTTGCAAATCGATGGCGGGTTGCCTGGATAGCTCAAATCGTCAACGATCTCTTCCGAACCTTGCCGAACTACAATTTGAAGGTCTTCAATGTTGTATTCGCCGCCATTTCGTGTTGGACGAATAACACTGCTGACGCTCGTTTCGTAGGTGCTGGAGTTGACCATTCCCTCCAATCGAGTGACCAACGCGACTGCAATTGATTCAAGGACGGTTAGCGACATTCGAGTACCAACATCCCTTCGTCGTGCCCTAGCAGTCGTGTAATGGTTCTTGGTCTTGCGTCGCGTCCAATTCGATACTCGAACTCAATCGCATCGCCGCCGATGTCTAATTCTGCCGACGTGATTCCGTAGTCACCCGTAGTGGAAACGTGGATCTCCGAAACTGGAGTCACCGTGTCCCCATCTTCGGGCACCAGTGCAAGTGCATCGCGGATGATGACAACACGAATCGGCCTGCTGATACCACAACGTGATTTGTACGTTGCAGTCTCAGCAAAGTCGCTTGTGTTGCAGAATACCGCTGAAGCATCTGCTTGAATCATGTCGTGAAGGCTCATCGGTTATCGCTTGCAAATGATGTCAACGTAATCGATCACAACAGCATTGACGTTCGTGTTCGCTGCCTTCTGCAACTGAATGATCGGTTGCAAGCCGGAGCTGTATCCACTCATATCAAAGGTTTGCGATGCGGCAACACGGATGCCATCGATGTAGAACTTCACGTTGGACTTGCCGCCGGTGAAGTCGATCAAGAACTTCTTGTAGGTCGTTCCAAGAGTTTGACCGCTGGAGATGTCATCAACGTCACGAGTACCGTCGTCAGTTTCGCAGTAGACGAGAGTAGTGCTGTTGGCACCAACCATCTTAAACCAAGCGTTTGCCGCAACGCTGTCGGTCGTGTCGCTCCGAGCCGAACCCAAACCAAAGACAAGTTCGCTTCCGGTTGTGAATACGGCAGTCAGCTTGACTCTCATCTCAATCGACTGGATCAAGTCGATGTCGAAAGCCAGCGAGTCACCGTGAGCCAAGCAAAGGTTTTCTACTTCGCTCGTTGCTGCCAATGTCAGGGTAGCTTCCGAAGCTGCCCGAACGTAGGTGGGTGTACCAGCAGCCGAAGCATCGACGATCAGCCAAGGGGTTGCAGGGTCAGCCGACGTAGGGAAAGTTGCGGAAGTTCCGATGAAGTCGTCGACGTAGGGCATAAAATCTTGAATACCAGCCATTTTGTTTTTACCTTTGTTTTGATTGTTTGTTTGTTCCAAGAGAACCCAGTGACCGTAGCCACTGGGCTTATGTTTCAACTACAGACTAGGCGTTGCGGTACAAGCCTCGGAAGTCGATTGCCTTAGCAGCGAACGTCTGACGGATCTTGTAAAGCCAAGTGTCGTTCTTGATGTTCCATTCGCTTTCAAGAACAGGGCTTTCTTCGCCTTGCAAGAAGGTCAATTCGACAGTGTCGATCTGAGCCGAGTCAGCAGCGAGATACCAAACCGAAGCAGAGCTGCTATCAAGTTGTGGCTCGATGATGACTTGGAGGTTTCTCATCCCTTGCGGACCGTAGATGTTAAGCGTGTTGCTGTTACCCGCAACGTTGCCGCCTGCACCTGGGTCAGCAATCGAGTTCACGAACTGCAAGGCAGTGTGAGAGATCGCAGCAGGAACAATCAGGAATCGTGGCTGGATGTTCAGAATCACGTTCGTATTCAAACCCTTTTGGGTCAGCATCGAGACGTAGGCTGCGTTCAAGGTTGTCGCACTGATAACCGCAGGCGCTGCCGACTGGTTGGCGTGACCGCCAGCAGTGGTGACAGCAGTCGTGTTGAACAATGCTCCCGTGTCGGACAATGCAGCGTTTGAAGTCAAGACGCTGTAAACGGCTCGGTTCTGTTCGCGTCGTGCTGCGTTGCCATGCATTGCAGGGATTCGAGACAACGCATCGAGATCGTCGTTGACAATCGTTTCCCAAGACACGCTGAACGAGGCACCGTACTTAGTGACTGAGTACGATTCTCGCAAATCGCTCATTGCCTTTTCTGGGTAATCTTGTCGCTCTGGAACCACTTCCAAGTTTGGCGATTCCGAGAACCGGATTCGATTGATTGCCTTGAAGTCTGGAACGCTGACGCCTTGACGCGCCCACATGTTCCAAGTGTAAGGCGCTTCTTCGTAAGCGTTGAGAAGCGTCTTGTTGGCTGCGTCCAACATCAAGCTGGAAAAACTGCCGGTCGTGTGGTAAGCACTGAAGTCAGCCCGTTCAACTCGGTTGCGTCGCATTGCATCAGGCGAACCCATTGCAAGTTTGGCGATGTCTGGACTGTTCATGCGTCCAGTGTTGACGCCGCGACGAACCAAGAACTGTTCAGCGAGTCGCATCAGTCCTAAGTTCTTAAAGTCTTCAGCACCATCGGCTGGTTTGAATGCTTGTACTGCTCCACGCTTGCCGCTTGCTTGGAGTGATCGCAAGATCAAACCGTCGCGTGCTGCTGCGTAGAACTTGTCGTCTCCAGATTCGGTGACTCGAACATCGGAACCAACCGATGCCCCCAAAGGTTGTGTTGCCATGCGTTCGATAATCCTTTTGCGAGCGTCGGATAAACTTACAAACCCGTCACACAACTCGTCAGCGAAGGCTCGCTCAACTCTGGCAAGTTTGCATGCGGATTGGATTTCTGTTCGTCGGACCTGATCGGCCTGAAGCGAACGTTTGATTTGGTCGATGGTGGAGGCCTGGTTCATGACCTTTGGCTTCAATTCGTCGTCCATCTTCTTGACTGGCTCTTCGTCGTACATCTTTTCGACAACAGGAAGAACTTCTTCAACTGGCTTGTCTCCTTCCATGTGTTCCACTTCTGGCATTGGTTCTTTGCTTTCGCCAACCTTGCCAATGACCCATGCTAAAACTTGGTCTGGATCAACTACTCCATCTGGAAGTCCCATTGCTGAGAGCTTCGCCAACAGTTCAGGATTCATGCGAATCACCTTCCTATTTAAGTCCGTGTATGACCGACGAACGGTCGATTGCTCATCTGCACCCGTTGCACAGATAGAAGCGTTTTGCGGTTGCCACTTCGTGTGAATCAAAGCTGGTCCGTCGATAACTACCCCTCGCGGAGTCGTGTAAGATTGGCCGCGTTGAACGTAAAGCGTTTCAAGCGGTTGCCCTGTGATCGAGAAGTCCGTGATGTGGCCCTCGCTCATTCTTTGCATGATCGTTTGCGATTCAGCGTCTGACGCGAACACTGGCACCCCGTAGAGTTCTCCGTTGGTTCCGTCGATCTTCATGTGCTGGATTGAGCCGAAGATGTTTCTAACGGTCTTGTCGTTGTGGCTGTCAACGATGGGGATCTGGTCGCGTCCACCACGCCACTGGATGCCGTCCATCA